GCAACTGGACCGACATTATTAGTAAGTGGATTGTACACAATTCTCAATCTTCCACGATGATATTCCGAACACACAACTTTAAAATGAAATTTAATACTACCTTGCCAAGCTTCAAACGGACAAGCTGCAAAAGCCAATGCAGTGGAATGTATCTCAGTTACAGGTGTAACTTTGATGGTATCCACACAAAAAGGCTGAACAGACATAGAAGCGAGCATTGTGTCAGTAGTAGCAACTTCGGGCCAATCAAATTGACGCCAGAAAGTCATGCGCGAAGCAATGGATTGTATAGTCAATTCATCTGCACCACCTAAACCCATAGTACGAGTATCAACCGTTAACTCATTTTTAGAATCAACAGACAATTTTTGTACTGTTTCAGGTGCATCAGAATTAGCTAAATTACCACAAAATCGAGGAACATAAGGTTGAATATCAGACAAAACCGCTGGACGTGAATACCCAAAGATTCTCGCAATGCTTCCTATTTTATCAGCTGCCATACTTGTTGCTTTGGCATAAGGAGCTATATACGGAATCATAGAAAGAGCATTCGCTGCCTTGGCAATTGCTGATGCAGGTTTGCTTATAAGTCCATCTTGCTTAAATTCATCATCCCTAGTAGTATTATTACCCTGTTTAGGCTTCTTCCTTTTGCCACTAGATTGCGACTGAAGCTCAAAGGGTATTGGGAATCCAAATTCATCAACTTCGACCTTAGCAGAGTCATCAGATTGAACTTGAACAGTGGTTGGAATGAGAAGGGAGACGTCTTCAGCCCATGCAAAAATAGAAACCGTAATTGGATCTGTTCCTCCATTAGCATGTTGCAGTACATCAAAGTCATGAATAACACATCTTCCCATATTATCCTCCCATCCTGTTGAAGTAATATCTAGATAGTTCTCTGGCCAAATAAATGGTAGACATAATTGTCCACCTTCTGATGAGCAAGGATCTAGCAAGATATGAGGCTTATTAGAAGCTGCAATAACATCCTGTAAGAAAAATGCACGATTAACAGTGACTTGATCATTCAATAAAAAGGGATTATACGATAAAATAGCTCGACCATAGTAAAACGAGTTACCATTAATTAGTACTTTCAAGCATAATCTACACCGCAAATTCCTAAAACGATTGATCTTTTCAAGAATATCCACATTACC